GGCCCGCGACGACATCGCGCCCCTGCGAATCATGTCGTTCGACATTGAGTGCTACTCGAGCACTGGCGCCTTCCCGGATCCTCGGAACCCTTCTGACGTCATCTTCCAGATCGGCATGACGACCAAAGCGTTTGGTCAAGAGGGCTTTCTGGACCGCAAGTGCCTCTGTCTGAAGGAGACGGCCGGGCCTGACGTGGAGTCCTTCGAGACCGAGGCGGCTCTCCTCGAGGCTTTCCAGAAGTACCTGCAGAAGATCGATCCGGACATTCTGACGGGCTGGAACATCTTCGGATTCGATCTCGAGTTTCTGCACATGCGTGCGACCCGTACAGGGGCGAGCACCGTCTGGGGCCGTCTGAAGGACTGTCCGATTGAGGAGGTCACGGTCAAGAATCTGAGCTCGAGCGCGCTCGGTAACAACGAGCTCAAGATGACGCCTATGAAGGGCCGGTACGTCTTTGATCTATTCCAGGATGTGAAGCGCGAGCACAAGCTCGAGAGTTACTCTTTGAACAACGTCTCGAAGCACTTTCTGAAAGATCAGAAGAACGACATGCCGGTCAAGGAGATTTTCAGCCGGTACAAGGAGGGCGATCCGGTCCGGCTCGGCGAGGTTGCCGAGTACTGCATCAAGGATACGGAGCTTCCACACGCACTCATGGAGAAGCTATGCCAAATCCAGAACCAGGTTGAGATGGCCAAGGCGTGTTGGGTCCCTCTTGCGTTTCTGAGCGAGCGGGGTCAGCAAATCAAGGTGTTTTCACAGATGGCGTACAAGGCGCGCCAGCTCAACTTCATCATTCCGACGTTCCGAGGCGGGCCGCCCGGTACAGCTGGCGCTGACGATGGGTACCAGGGCGCGACGGTCCTTGATGCACAGACGGGTGCTTACTACGGCCCCGTGACGGCCCTCGACTTTGCGAGCCTGTATCCGAGCATCATGTGTGCTCATAACCTGTGCTACTCGACGCTCGTCATGGATCCCAAGTACGACAACTTGCCTGGCGTCGATTACGAGCAGTTCGGGCCGCACCGCTTCGCACAGGAGGTCCAGAGCCTCCTGCCCACGATCCTCACGGACCTCAAGATGTTCCGCAAAAAGGCCAAGAAGCTCATGGCCCAACACGAAGGAACGCCCCTCGAGGCCATCTACAACGGTCAGCAGCTCGCATACAAGATCTCTATGAACTCGATTTACGGATTTACCGGGGCGTCCAAGGGTATGCTTCCGCTTGTCGCCATCGCATCCACTGTTACTATGCGTGGCCGGCAGATGATCGATGAGACGAAGAACTACGTCGAGGCCAACTTCCCGGGGGCCAAGGTGAGGTATGGGGACACGGACTCGGTGATGGTCGAGTTTGATGTCGAGGGCCGCAAGGGCCAAGATGCGATCGATTACTCGTGGGTCCTCGGAGAGCAGGCGGCTGAGCAGTGCACGAAGCTCTTCAAGGCGCCGAACGACCTGGAGCTCGAGAAGGTTTACTGTCCGTACTTTCTGTACTCGAAGAAGCGTTACGCGGCTAAGATGTACGAGAAGGACAAGACGGGCGCCATCTCCTTCAAAAAGATTGACGTCAAGGGCCTGCAGGTGGTCCGCCGGGACAGCTGTCCGTTCGTGCGCGAGACGCTCAAGGGTCTTTTGGGTCAGATCCTCGAGTCGAGCGACCCTCTTCCGGTTATCGCGCAGGCTCGGGCTGCCGCCAAGGACCTGATTCAGGGCCAGGTGCCGATCGAGAAGCTTCTGATGAGCAAGCAGCTCGCGTCCGATTACAAGGTGCCGATGCCTCACGTTGCGGTCCGCGACAAGATCCGCGCGCGCGCCCCAGGGTCAGAGCCTCAGCAGGGTGACCGGGTCTCTTTCGTGATCGTCACGGGCCCGGGCCGCATGTACGAGAAGGCCGAGGACCCCACGTGGGTCACCGAGACGGGTATGGCGATTGATTATCAGTACTATTTTACGAACCAGTTCAAGAAGCCCGTTCAGGACTTGCTCGAGCCGCTCGTCGCTGCGAATATCATTTTCGATAAGAAATTCATGGCCAAGACGGAGAGCTCCAACGAGGTTGCCGCGCGGAAGGCGTTCCTGTCTATGTTCGGAGGCAAGGTTAAAACAATGAGCCCTCTGTAGTAGTATGGAGAAACAGATTCTCGAGCTCATCGAGGATGAAGTGACGCGGCGCGTACAGCTGCGTATGGGCATGGCCCTCGAGGTCATCTCGTGTCTGTACGAGATCCCGACGGCCAGGCTCATCAAGGACACGGTCCACCTAGATACTACGGTCTGTAAGGGCATCCTCAAGACGGGGCGGCGGTGTCTGAAGACACCCATGGCCAATGGATTCTGCAAGTTTCACAAGAAGCAGTGTCCAGAGCCTCCACCCGAAGAGGAAGAGCCTCCACCCGAAGAGGAAATGCGGGCCCCCTGGGACTCTTAGAGAAATGCGGCTCATTCTATTTAATGTCGAAATCAGAGGTTCTCTTGACGAGCCTGGTGCGCTTTTTCGACGCTCCCGAGAACCGAGCCCAACTTCATGAGATTCTGGGACGAGAGAGCAAGGGCCCTCGTCCCGGAATTTCACTTCGTAAATTAGAGTGGTTCGTGACAAACTATTCCAAGAATCAACACGTGACCTATACGGCCCCGAACGGCAAGATGTTCACGGTCCATGTTGCGTACAAGTCGAGTCTAGACGGGTACTCCAAGAAGCTCTTCGATCCGTTCTGCCGGACGACTCGCATCGAATTCCAGGGCTTGACGACGACGGTCGCCCAACTCAACTTCATCAAGTGGTGCATCATTAACGGCATCATCGGCTATCTGAAGGAAAGCCTCATTAAGCAAATGGAAGACGGGCAAAGCCTTCCCGGAAGTCCAGAACCGTATATCCATAATAGAACAGATATAGGTTGTATCCCTGTGTGATTTGAGAGGTGTATGTCGGGTTGAAAGTCAGTGTCAGTGTGCTCGTCTGCGAATTTAGTTTTGAAAAATCAAGAAACCCTCCCTGATTGTACTCCTTGGGCGTCAACCCGAAGGCGTACATGTAGATATTGCGCGAAGGGGCTGACAAGCCATGCTCCAAGGGCTGTTTAAAGGAGTAGTACAGAGACCCTTGAAACGTACTCAGAATATCGATGTTATTCAGAGTGATCTTGGCGGTATCAATCACATCCACGTAGTTATTAGGGATGTTATTCGAAGATGGGAATTGTAGGGTCACGCCCGTCTGAATATAGTCTGACGTGTAACCGTAGTTGTACCGGGTGTCGTAGTATAGACCACTCGGTGCACTCGCCGCGTCTCGGGTCGATTCGTAATTCTTGTTCCTAAAGAACCAAAAGAGACTCTGGACGGGGAAGTTGGCTGTGAGTTGGAGTTGGGGCGCCCCTCCTGAAAATTCAAGCGTCGACTCTTTTTTCACTTTGGGTACTATGTATCTGAGTTGAGTGTTCTGGTAGTAAAGCTTCTCTGAATTTTCCAACAGAATCTCTTCAGTGATGAGCTTCGGGTTTAGCATATCGAAATTAGTAGTGGCGTTAGACCACCAGTAGACGGGGTGGAAGGTGAATCGGACGTACAACTTCTGGTTCCACATGGCGCACAGAGGGAAGTGGGGTTTGCGAATCCGCTCACGGTCGGTGTTGCCGTGAGAGTGCCGGCGGCAAAAGAAAAACTCAAGAGGGCAAACGACGTCGATGTTGGTGTTCGAGGTCGCGGCGGACACGTTCGAGTTGAGACCACCGACCACGCTAAACATGCCTTTTTGCTCATCGGCATCAAGGAACACCTGGTCGCGAATTATGTACCAGTCGTCGTAAAGAGTCTCGATGACCGTCTCATTCACAAGGAGATCCACCTGCTTTATGAGGGCCCGTCCTATATTCTCATTGATGACATACCCCGTCCCTTCACGAGGAATTGTACATTTAAAGTACATATTGGACAGGAGGTGGCCAAGTGTCTGGGGGAGGAGCTCGAGTTGGATGGTCTGGTTTTCATACGTGGGACTAGGAGGTGGGAAAGGTATGACTCGTTGATACATTACAAAGTTTGTGTGCTGCTTAAATTCAGGATTCCACTGCGACTTGCCGTAGTCGCGGTTCGACATGAACTCGTCTTGAGGCCCTACGGCGTGCAGAGACAGAACCGAGCCGGTACTGAACCCTCGGTCCTTTATCTCCGTCATCTTGGCGTCAAATGTGGCCGTCTCATTCATATCCTCTCCGAGATCTCTCATGTACTTGGTTCTCTTGCCACCCATGACGACCGGATTGATCTCGACCGGTGCGCGCGCTTCCAAATTTGAAGTGGAAAATGTACCCGGCTCAAAAACTGGGACGAACTTGGGCTCGACGGCCATGGCACCGCCGCCTCTCACGTAGACTCTGCGACCGGTATTCGGGACGGGCTTGCCGTCCAGAGGCTGGAGTACGGCGGTCGAAGTGGCGACCACATCATTCTCAGGGTTGACGCTTGTAATTCTCTCGTTAAATTCTGAAATCTTA